GAAGATTTGTTGATTATATGAATTTCAATCAAGCTTCTTTTCCTAAATATTATTCTAACAGTAACGATGATATTTATCCATCACAAGATGCAACTTTTAATGGTTGGGTATTATGAGATATAAACCAAAAGAAATTAACGTTAAAAAATTATTAATGTTTTTAAAAAAACAACAGAAAAATAAAAAATAAATTATGGCTACTTTATATAATACTAAAATATCAGCTACTTATCCAGGATTAATAAAAACAACTGATAATGCTGCATTAACTGCTACATTAAAAGAATTAACTGATGGATCTGGAAACGCATCAGGTTTGTATGCAAATACTGCTGGAGATTTTAAAGTAACTGCTATTTTAGAATGGGGTTCTTTAAAAGATACAGGATCAGGAGTTACTATAACTCAATGGGTAACTTCTGCTGATGGTATAGAAAATTTTAATAACAATACATCAGTACCTACAAGTGCTGCTGTTAAAACGTATGTAGATGCGGTTGTAACTGCTTCTGACCTTGACTTCTTAGGAGATACTGGCTTTGGTGCTGTTGATTTAGATTCACAAAATTTTTCTATTGAAGGAACTTTAAATCAAATAACTACTTTAGCATCAAATCAAACTATAAAATTATCGTTACCAAATAATGTAGAGATTTCAGGAGTTTTTGAAGGTGCAACTTTTGTTGGAGATTTAAACGGAACTATTAATACAGATACAACAGCAGTAACTCAAACAGCAGGAGATAATTCAACTAAGGTAGCCACAACAGCTTATGTTGATACTTTAGATGCTGCAAGTGATTTAGATTTTTCTGGAGATAGTGGAACAGGAGATGTTAATTTAAACACAGAATCTTTAGCAATTACAGGAACAACAAATCAAATAGTTACTGCTGCAAATCTTACAGGATTAAGTTTATCTTTACCTACAACAGTACATAGAGATTTACAAGGAAATGTAACAGGAAATGTTTTAGGAGATTTAACTGGAAATGTAACTGCAACTTCTATTCTTGCTGATGGTGTTACAGCCACAACACAAGCATCTTCTGATAGTTCTGAAAAAGTAGCGACAACTGCATATGTAAAAGGTTTAGATAATGCTTCAGATTTAGACATAACAGGAGATTCAGGAACTGGGGATGTTAACCTTAACACACAAACACTAAACATCTTAGGTACTACAAATGAAATAACAACTGCTGTGGTTAATCAAACTGCAACAATAAGTTTACCAAGTTCTATTAGTGTAGATGTTATAGGGAATGTTACTGGAGATTTAACAGGTAATGCAGATACTGCAACAACTTGGGAAACTGCAAGAGATTTATCTTTAACAGGTCAAGCAACAGCGACTCTTTCAAATGTAGATGGAGCATTGGCGGTAAGCGGAGCAGTTACTTTAGATAACAACTCAGTAACAGCAAAAGTATTAACAGGATTACCAACACCAGCGGCTGCAAGTGTTTTAGCAACTGATTCAATAGTTGAAGGAATTGGAAAACTACAATCACAAATAAATGGTTTAGCAGGTGGGTTAAGATTTATGGGTTCTTGGAATGTATCTACTAATGTACCTCCTTTATCTTCAGGTGGTGGCGAATCTGCTTCTGGAACAACTACTTTAACAAGTGCAAATAAGTTAGTAGATAGTGATGCAAATTTTGCTACTGTAAGCGTAGGGGATAAAGTTGTTAATCAAGTTGATGGACAAACTGCTTTAGTTACAAACGTAGATAGTAGTACAATACTTAGTTTAGATGCTGACATTATGTTAACTGGCGAAAGTTATACAATTGATATATCGCCATTCTTAACACAAGGACATTATTATGTGGTTAGCGTAGGTGGAGCTAGAACCTTAAATAGCGTTACTAACTGGTCAGTTGGAGATTGGGTAATTGCTGGTGCAAACAACGAATGGACACAACTTGATCACACAGATGTTGAAGGAACAGGAACACCAGAGTATATTCCAAGATGGTCAGCAGTTGGAACTATTGGAGATTCTATAATGGTTCAAGGAAGTAATTTAATTACTGTTAATGGAACTTTAAGCACAACTACAAATTTAAATTCAGGAAGTAATTTTGCGGTTAACACGGATAAGTTTACAGCTAACGCTACAACAGGAGCAGTAGCTTTTGAAGGAGGTTTAGCAATTAATACAGACAAGTTTACAGTAAATGCTACAAGCGGAAATACTTTAGTTGCAGGAACTTTAGATGTTACAGATACTTTAATTGTAAATAAGTCAGCTTCGGCTGCAGTAGAAATTGCTCAATTTAAAGTAGATGGAACTGGGGGAACAAATGGAAACTTATCTTATGTATCTATACTTCCTGGTTCTGATAACTTTGCAACTCAATTAAGGTTACACACTAATAATACAGGCAACAATTATCAATCTATAAGTAATATTTCAGGAGGTTTAGAATTAGCTACTAATGACGGAAATCCAATGTATTTTAAAACAAATTCCGTAACAAGATTAACTATTTCAAATACAGGAAATGCCACTTTTACAGGCACTATTTCAGGAGTTGGAATCTTGTCAGATGGTTCTACTGCTGTCACACAAAGTGCAGCAGATGCTTCTACAAAGGTAGCAACTACTGCTTATGCAGATGCAGCCGCTACAGCAGTTCCTATTGGAGATTATTTGCCACTTGTAGGGGGTACACTTACAGGAGGTTTAACAGGAACAAGTGCAACATTTAGTTCCAATATTTTTATGTCTACAAACGGAAGTGTTTTAAGAAATACAGGAGGTTCTTTACAACTTCAATCTGATTCATCAAGTATTATATTAAGGTCAAATAATGTAACTGCCTTAACAATAGACACATCTCAAAACTCAACTTTTGCAGGAGAAGTAGCTATAAATAGTGGTTTACTATCTATTAGTGGTTCAGCGGGTTCTGTTCCTACAAGTGGAGTTGGATTAAGATATGTTTCAAATAGATTAATAGTATATCCAGGTTCTACTGATATAACATTTCAAAAAAATGATAATAGTGGAGCAAATTTAACAATATTAGAAAATGGAAACTCAACTTTTACAGGAAATGTAGGAATTGGCGATGAAATTACTTTAAACAGAGTAGCAGGAAGTTATAGTTCAACATTAAGTGTATCTTCTGGAAATTTAATAACTGATGTTGTAGGAGCATCAGCAGCTTTTATTGTTAAAACAGGAGGTGCAAATGCTTTGACAATAGACAGTTCTGGTCAAGTTTTAATTGATATTGCAGGAACTTCTGGTGCTGACCTTGCTGCAGGTGGTTTAGCATATAGAAATAATAGTGGTTCGTATTTACAATTATCTTCTGGTGTACATACAGATTCTGCTTTTATGTATTTTTATAGAAAGGATGCTGCAGGAACAGGTGTTGAATTAACTGGTAATATTTCAAATAATGGATTAGGTTTAGTTTTAAATGGAGCTGGTCAATCTAATCAATTAGTACTAGACAGTTCTGGTAACTCAACTTTTGCAGGAAATGTAACTTTGTCTGGATTACAAAAGAAAATTATATTTAATTCTGAATTTAGATACATTCAAGATGCAAGAAGTGGTGCAGATTATTTTACTATTGCACAAAATAGCTATGCATTAGGAATACAATTAGGATTTGATGATACAATAGGAGGGGGTTTTGGTGCAACAATGACAATAAAACCTTCAGGTGCTACTAATAATGCAGGAAATGTAGGAATAGGAAATATTAACCCATCAGATTATAGTGCAGATGCTAATAATTTAGTTGTTGGTTCTTTGACAGGAAATAACGGAATAACAATACTATCATCATCAGCAAGTGGTTATGGAAGTTTATACTTTGCTGATGCTTCAACTGGTAATAAAGTATATTCTGGATATATAAGGTATCAACAAAATCAATCCAATATGACTTTTGGTACAAATGAGGTTGAAAGAATGCGTATAGACAGTTCTGGAAATGTAGGAATAGGAGTAACTACACCATATACAGGTGGAACTGCAGGTAGACGAGTTCTTGATGTTGGGGGAACATCTCAAGCGTTATTAGCATTTAGTGTTGGTGGTGCTGCTCAATCTTACTTTTTTCAAGATGGTACTGATTTTACAATGACAAATTTAGCTACTGCAGGTGGTAGTATAGTTTTTCAAAATAATGGTGCAGAAAGAATGCGTATTACAAGTGGGGGGGAAGTTTTAATTAGACGAGCAAGTTCTACTGATACAACTTTTAGTTTACAGGTTGGCGATGGCGCTGATGATGCTTATCGACCAATAAGATGTCAGGTTGCCTCAACAGGAACAAGAACTCAAATAGGTTTTTACAACACTCCAACAGCAGAAGTTGGCACTATAAGTACATCTGGAACTTCAACTTTATACAACACTACTTCAGATTATAGATTAAAAGAAGATTTACAAGATTTTGCAGGTTTAGATATGGTTTCTAAAATACCTGTTTATGACTTTAAATGGAAAACAGATGAAAGCAGAAGTTACGGAGTTATGGCTCACGAACTTAAAGAAGTTTTACCAGATGCAGTAACAGGAGATAAAGATGCAGAAGAAATGCAAGGAGTTGATTATTCTAAAATAGTTCCTTTATTAGTTAAGTCAATACAAGAACTAAAAGCAGAAGTTGACTTGTTAAAATCAAATAAATGTAATTGTAAAAATTAGTATATTTACATCTAATCATAAAAATAATAAAATGTCAAAAATTACTGAAGAAGAATTAAAAGGTTTACAAGAACAAACAGGAAAACTAAATGCTATTAAACACGATATAGGTTTATTAGAAACACAAAAACATTCTTTACTACATATGTATGCTGAAGAAATGGGAAAACAAGATGCTTCTAAAAAAGAACTTGAAGAAAATTATGGTAAAATAAACATAGATTTAAAAGATGGTTCTTACGAGATTATAGAAGAAGAAACTAAATAATAATAATGAGTTTACAGGATATGAAATTATATATAATAAATTTTTCAGCGTTTACGCTGAGTTTCACTAATATTGATATGGTTTTAAAAATCATATTGCTTACAGTTACTATCCTTTATACTGCTCACAAATGGTATTTAATGTATGAAAAAAATAAGCGATCACATAAGTTATAAAGAAGCAACACATTCAAATTATGCTAAACAGTATAATATTGATAACAAACCAAAAGCTGATCATATTAAAAATATGGAGATTTTAGCTGAGAAGGTTTTTGAACCATTAAGAGAATGGGTTAAAGCTCCAATAAAAGTTAATAGTTTTTTTAGATCAGAGATATTAAATAAAGGTATTGGTGGATCTGCAACATCATCACATTTAAATGGTCAAGCAATAGATATTACATCTATGGGTGGTAAAACTAATTTAGAGATGTTTCATTATATTAAAGATAATTTAGATTTTGATCAGTTAATTTGGGAGTTTGGAGCAGAACCAATTTGGTTACACGTTTCTTATAAGAATAAAAAAGATAATAGAAAACAAGTTTTAGTTATAAAACGCAAAGGAAAATACGTTACATATACAGATTGTAACAATTGCTAATGTTTTGGGAATTTGCCATTATTGAAAAATTTTCATCAGGTTTATTAGTTGGCTTTAGTTATTATCCTAATAATGAAGAAAATGAATTTAATGAATTAAACATTTATTGTTTATTATTTGCATTACATTTTAAATTTTATAACAAAGAATGAAAAAAGATGTCGGAATTGATTTGGACAATGATGGAAAACCAGATTTACATTTAGATTTAAAAACTATTTTACTTGTTGTTGGTGGGATTATAAGTATTACAATGACTTATTCAACCTTAACAAAACAAATAGAAATTAATAAACAGCAGATTGAAGTAGCTAAGAAATTACCACCTATTGAATCTCACGATATATTAGAACAAAAGATTTTATTTCTTGAGCAATTTATAAAGTCAGAATCTGATAGGTTAGATAAAATAGAAGATAAAATTTATAGAAGATGAAAAAATTAATAACATTAGTATTTTTTTTATTTATAATAGCTTGTGGAAACTATGTTAAACAACCGGTAGCATCTCACGTTTTAGCTGTTACTTTAGAAGGTGATACAATTTTAGTTGCTATTGATAAGATTCGACCTAATCAATACATTAATTACTATCCTATTTACAACCGTCCTTATTATCAACCATATAGATATGATTACCAATTTAGAAATCAAGGTTATATAGGTAGTACATCAACATATAAACCAGCTCCAAGTGGTGAAACAACTTACAGTAATAATTCAGAAAAAAGTATTTCAAGAATAGATTTTGAAAAACCTATAAAAAGATCAAAAGATGAATAAGATACTTGCTAAATTATTTGGTGGTGTAGGTTCTAACATAGCTGAAAAGATTAGTAACATAATTGACAAGCATACTTTTAGTAAAGTAGAAAAGGCACAGTTTGAAAAAGAAATGAATCAAATCTTTTTAGATGCAGAAGCTTCAATACAAGAAAGTGTAACAGAAAGATGGAAAACAGATTTAAAAAGTGATTCTTATTTATCAAAGAATGTTCGACCATTAGTTCTTATCTTCTTAATTGTAAGTACTGTATTAATGGTTTTTATAGATGCTGGTGCTATTAACTTTAACGTTGATAGTGAATGGAAAGAACTTTTAAAACTATTGCTTACAACGACTGTAGCAGCTTATTTTGGTGGTCGTAGTTATGAAAAGATAAAAAGATAAAATATTTTTTATATATTTGTTAAAACTTGCAGAACCTAATAAAGATGGAAGCTGCTTGGATCAGGTAATTTGAAAATTTGTTTTTCTATGGGAGCTTTTTCTTTCTTTTCTTTTATTTTCTTCTTGTTACTTGTTTTATTTTCTTTTCTTTCTTTTATTTTAAACCAAAAACTATGATTAATTATCTTATTGAAAAAATACTTGGATACAAAACTTATTCTATTAGACGAAAAATAGATTCATTACTTGAAATGGATGCAGAAATTTATTGTAATCTTGGATCTGAATCTACTAAAACTGAAAGGATAGAAGCTAAAAAACAAAGTAAAGCTATTTATAGAGCTATAAAAAAACTAGATAAAAACACAGGTGAAAGATTTTTATACTATATGGATAAATGAAAAGTAGGAAAAGTATAGTTAAACGGTTAGACACAGTTTTTTCTCTATATATACGACTTCGTCAATCTGAAAATGAAATTGTTGAATGCTTCACTTGTGGTAAACAAAGCCATTACAAAAAAGGAATGCAATGTGGACATTTTATGTCAAGAAAACATTATGCAACAAGATGGGATGCCACAAATTGCCAAGTTCAATGTTATGCTTGTAATGTAATGAGATACGGAGAACAGTATAAATTTGGTTTAAAACTTGAAGATTTATTTGGTAAAGGAATTGCTGAAGATTTATTGCAAAAATCAAGAACTACTGTAAAATATTCTAATGATGATTTAGAATCGTTAATAACTTACTATAACAACTTATTAAACGACTTAAACTAATTTTTATATTTGACTTGTTCTGTTCGATTTGTCTTTGTTAAAAGGGGGTTAATTAATTTTAACCTCTTTTTTTTTGTTTCTTATTAAATTTTTTGTTAATTTTAAATTTCACTTTAAAACATAAAAATGACAGAACAAAAAACAATTACTGTTGAAGAACATTTCGTTCTTGTAGATTATTATCAATCAAAGATTAGAGAATTAGAAGCTAAGTTAGAAGTTACTAATAATAATTTAATGCATTTATAATGGAAAACCTACACACAAAACTATTTAAGCTCCAAACAGAAATTGGATCTATAAGTAAAGATTCTAAAAATCCTTTTTTTAATTCAAAGTATTTTGATATTAATTCATTATTAAAACAATTAAATCCTATACTTAAAAAACATAATCTACTTTTACTACAACCAATAACAGGTAGTCAAGTTAGAAGTGTTATATACGACTTAGAAGGTGCATCAGTAGAATCATCAATTAAACTTCCTAAGAACTTAGATGCTCAAAAGTTAGGTAGTGCTATAACATACTTTAGAAGATACACCCTACAATCTCTATTGGCTTTACAAGCTGGTGATGATGATGGTAATCTTGCAGCACAAAAAGATACATTAATTAAAAAAGAAGATATTGATAAATGTATTTCTGCAATTGCTTCAGGTAAATACACACTTGAAGATATTAAATCAAAATGGAATGTTACTAAAAACATAGAAAATAAATTAATAAATAATAATTAAATATGGCTGGAATAATCAACGCATCAATAGATGTATCAAAATTACCTAAAGAAAAATTCTTTAAAGGTAAAAAAGGAGTTTATTATAATTTCACAATTACAGTAAATGACGAATCAAATCAATTTGGACAAAATGTTACAATCACAGATTCACAAACAAAAGAAGAACGTGAAGCTAAAAAACCTAAAAACTATTTAGGAAATGGTGAAGTTGTATGGACAAATAATATATTAAACAAAGTGGAAAAAAATGTAGCTGTTGCAGAAACAGCACCGAGTGAGGATTTACCATTTTAACTTTAGGGGGGTTTAATTACCCCCTTTTTTTATATATTTATTTAAATGCAATTACGATTAGACGAACAACAAACAGAACAATATCTAATTATGCAATCTATTGAAGAAGATTGTGTAGTAGATCCAAAAGAAAAAATAGAATATCCACCAGTTGCTTTATCACTTGGTGAAAAACTCATTCAAACATCAAAAGGAGATATGCTGCTTCCAATACCTATTGGAACATATGGAAACTTTAGCTTTGTACAAGCACCACCTAAAACTTTTAAAAGCTTTTTTGTTTCTTTATTAGCTTCAGTTTATTTAGGAAAACAAAACAAGTTTGGTGGCAAAATAAAAGGACACAGAGATAATAAATCTGTAATTCACATAGATACTGAACAAGGAAAATGGCATTGTCAAAAATTATTTAAAAGGGTTTTAGATATGAACCCTATTGATTATTCAAAAAATTATTATACATTTGGATTAAGAACAATAGGATTCAAAGACAGAATCAACTTTATAGAATATTGTTTAGAACACAAAGCAACAAATCCAGGATTACTTATTATAGATGGCATAGCTGATTTAGTATCAGATGTTAATAATATTGAAGAAAGTAATTCTTGTGTTCAGAAATTAATGGAATGGTCAGCTAATTATAATATTCATATAATTTGTGTAATACATTCAAACTTTGGAAACGATAAACCTACAGGACATTTAGGATCGTTTTTAGAAAAGAAAGCAGAAACACAAATACAGCTAGAAGCAAACACAGTCAACAAAGAATGGACAACCGTAAAATGTAGAAGAAGCAGAGGTTATTCATTTGAAACATTTAGTTTTCAGGTAAATAGTTTAGGATACCCAGTAATAGTGGGTGATCTATACGATCCTTTGAAAAGCTAAATATATGACTGTACTGGAAAAAATCTATTTAAAACACAAAATCTGGATTGACATTGTAAAATCATTTGGATGCAATGAAGAAACTGCTGAAGATCTCACACAAGAAATGTACATTAAGTTAAAACGCAAATTAGATGATGGTTTAGATATTGATTTTGGTGATGATGATTACAATTACTTTTATATATTTAAAGCTTTAAAATCTTTATTCTTAGATTTAAAACGAAAAGAATCTAAAGTTTCCGTTATATGTATAGATGATTGCGTTAATTTACAAACAGATTATAATGATATTAATTACATAAACACATACATAGACATACAAAACGAATTACAAACTATGTATTGGTACGATAGAAAAGTATTTGAAATATTAGATGCTGGTGAAAGTGTTGCAGCATTATCAAGAAAAACTGGTATTCCTTATCATTCACTTTATAATACATATAGAAAAGTAATTGAAAAACTAAAGCATTTAATATGAAACTTGGAGATTTAATTTATTATATTACAAAATATACAGGCATAAGATATATATGGAAAAAAATATATCCTGATTGTAAATGTGATCAAAGACGAAAAAAATACAACGAAATAAAAATTAACAGATGGCAATAAGATTTGACAGATATGACCGTAAAGATTGGGAAACATTTAGAGCATCAAAAAAAACATCCCTTAGTGGTGAAGAATTTGAAATGGTATGTGAGCTCCACAGCAAGTACTACAAGCATAAGTTTCACAAACCTTGCACTTGTTCACCAAAAATAACAAACAAATGGATTAAAGAACTAAATATTATTTGGGATAATGGCTTTGATTAATATTCATAAGCTAGAACAAACAATAGTTAATTTCTTAAACTTTGATGGATGGAATCTTGATTGGAGTGGTGAAGGATTTAAACACTATGATGCAAGTGGTTTTACAAGAAAAGGAATTCCCTGTGTTATTGAAATGAAATTCAGAAATAAATATTATGAAGATAAAATGCTGGAGAAATATAAATATGATGAATTAATGAAAATGGATAAAGACATTGTAAAGCTTTACTTTGTAAATGATCCTAAAGGCAATTTTTTATACTGGCTTAATACTTTAGAGCTACCAAAACCAAAAGAAATGTATTGTCCTGATACTACACTATGGACAAAAAAAAGATTACTTAAACCTGTATATCTTTTAAAAGAAAACCAAGCCACTAAAATAAATCTAAATTAGCTTATTAAGTATTTTGTTTATAATTCATTTTTGTTTACTTTTATAAAATGGTATTACTAATTGATGCAGACAGTTTAATATTTGCAAGTTGTTACAGAACAAAAGAAAATCCTGATGACAATCCTTACTATGAAGATTTAGAAGATGCTAAAATTAAATTTGATCATCAGCTAATGAAGATTGTAAGTGACTTAGAAGAACAATTTGAAATTGATAAGATAATTACTTTCAATGGATCTAAGGGAAACTTTAGAAAACTAATCACACCAGTATATAAAGCAAACAGAAAAAAACAAGAATTACCACCACTACTTCATCCAATGCATAAATATGTAAAAGAACAATATGAAAGTGTATATGGTTTTGGAATAGAAACAGATGATTTGGTTGCAAGATATTGGTACACACTTAGTCAAGATATTGGAAGAGATAATGTAATGATAGTTTCTATTGATAAAGATTACAAACAATTCCCTTGTTTAATTTACAACTACCATTATAAACACAAAACAATAATTGACATCTCAGAACAAGAAGCTTTATATAACTTCTATGAACAAATGATAGTAGGAGATACAGCAGACAATGTAAACTACTTTAAAGGTAAGGGTAAGAAGTTTGCTCAAAACTATTATCAGGATTGCAACACACAATACCAATACACAAAAAAACTATACGAACTATTTAAAGAAAAATACAAAAGCAAAGCTAGACAGAAATACACAGAATGTTATAACCTTTTAAAACTAAGAACAAATTAATTATGGAAACACTAAATACACACTATTTAAAAAGAGCAAAAAAATCACCACATTTATGGAGAAATGAAATTGGAATTGAAAAAGGAATAAATCTTTTTAGACATAATGTAATTCAAGAATTTATAAAACTTAATGAACATAATCTTGATAGTTCTTTTAGATTGTTTTCAGAACAAACATATTTTTGGGATATATATACAAAAGAAGATTTTATATATAGTTTATTTGATTTTTATGATGAACTTGGTGAATGTAATTATTTTTCTTATGTAAATAGTTATGGCGAACCAAATTCATATAGACAACATATTTTAGATTTATGGAACGATGAATTAGTTAATTATGGAGATGTTAAAAATATTTTAAAAGAATGGGTAAGTTGTGATTCTTACCACATTGATGGAGTAATTGATAATATGTTACACGCACAGGAAAATTTTATTGACTTATTACCAAGTGATAGAGCTTATAAACATTATGATAGAAGAAAAATGAATTTATTAAAAGAATCAGATGTTATGAATTATTTAATTAATATAAAAAAATGAAAAATTTAACACCAATAGAAATTGCAGATAAATTAATTGAATTATCTGGAGTAAATGTATTTGAACAATCAAGAGTAAGAGATGTAATAGAAATGAGAGGTTTATTATGTTATCTGCTTAGGGAAAAAAGATTAATGAGATGGACAGCTATAAGTGACTTTTTTAAATCACAAGGTAAACCAATGAATCACGCAACAGTTATTCACGCAATTAAAAGCTATCCACTTTATTATAAGACAAACAAAAGTATTAGAGAATTTGAAAAGATGTTTACATTTAGTAAAGATTTATCAATTGATGAAGTAAACAAAATACAATACTTAGAAAACAAATGTAATAGATGTGAAGATAAATTAAAAGAATTAACTATTGATACATCACTTTATAACACAATAAAAAATATACCAATAGAAAAAGAATCTTATATAAAAGAAAAAATAGATTTACTACTAAAAGAATATGAATGGAAATCTAAACTAAAAGATTCATCAACTGCTTCTTACATAGGCATATGAAAAAAGGACAGGTTTTTACATTAGATAAATATGAACAGCAAATAGTAGAGCTTTCAGCAACACAAAGACACACCAATAAAGTTAACACAGGATGGAATGGATTTAAAACAGTAAATGAAAC